CTGTGGGGCATCGCGAACACGTATGGCGTGACGCTGACGGCGCTTTTGAACGTGAATCCGCAGATCAAAAATCCCAACAGGATCGCCGTGGGAGAGCGGGTGACGCTGCCGTGATGAAGGGGTATCTGACGACGTGTGACGGTGCGCAGTTTGAGCTGCCGACGCTGCTGAAGTGGGAATTTTCCTACACGGGAAGCGTGCCGTGCGACAGCTTTACGCTCAAGTGCGCGTATGAGCCCGCGATGGCGGAGGTGCTGCGGCGGGCGGTGCGCTTCACGGCGAGAGAGGACGGCACGGTCGAATTTGCGGGCGTTGTGGACGAGTGCGGCGTGACATGCGATGAAAAGGGCTTGCAGCTTGAGGTGAGCGGACGCGGCATGGCGGCGCTGCTGCTCGACAACGAGGCAGAGAGCGTGAGCTATCAGTGGGCGACGATGGAGGAGATCCTCAAAAACCATGTGACGCCGTACGGCATTGTGTGCACGGGCTGTGACGCGGTGACGGCTGCGGCACGGTACCGCGTGGCGAACGGGTCGAGCCAGTGGAAGGCGCTGAACGATTTTGCAGCGCTGCATGGAGGGATCGCGCCGTATTTCAACAAGACGGGCGCGCTGGAGGTGAAGAAAAACCGCAAGGCCGCGCGCGTGAGCATCGACGCCAAAACGCCGGTGACGGCGCTCGCCTACTGCGACAAGCGCTACGGCGTGATCGCCGAGGCACTGGTGGTGGACAGCAAGGCGGGCGTGAAGCAGAGCGTGAAAAACGAGGCGTTCTGTGCTCGCGGCGGCACGAGCAGGCGCGTATTTTACGTGCCGGCGCGCAGCGGCACGCAGGCAATGCGCTACACGGGGGAGTATCAGATCGCAAAGTCGAAGGAGGGCGCGGAGACGCTGCGCGTGACGATCACGGGGCGGTTCACCGCCGCGCCGGGGGATATCGCGGCGGTGAGCGGGACGAAGATCGGCATTGTGGGCAATTTCCGCGTGATCGAGTGCGTGAGGCGCTTTGGCGAGAGCGGAGAGGCGTGCGAAGTGACGATGCAGAGGGAGTGAGAGACGATGTGGCTATCGAGAAAGCTAAGCCAGCATGAGATGCAGGACGTGGCCTCGGCGCAGGACGGAACGGTGACGGTCGAGGGCGGCGAGCTGGCGGTGTTCAGCAGCGGGGAAAAGCGCGAGGTGAAGACCGCCGCGCCCGGCGGCTATGAGTGGCAGCCGAAAAAGGGCGAGGATGTGCTGGTGGTGCGCGGCGGGACCTTTGGCGAGGAGGCCTACGCCGTGGGCGCGGTGGGGCAGAGCGCGGACGACCTGTCACCCGGCGAGGTGCGCATTCGCTCCGCCGCGGCGGGGACGGAGATCGTGCTGCGCAACAACGGGCGCATCGACATCAACGGGCTCCTTTTCATCAACGGAATGCCGTATCTGGGAATGGGAGGCTGAGGATGGAGCTAAAGATCAAAGACCGCGATTATGTGGCCGACGGCGCGGGCGGGCTCGTGCGCGTGAGCGGCTGGGACGAGCTGCTCGAACGCGTGCTCTTTAAGCTGAGTGTGCGGCGCGGAAGCTTTGCGCTTGCGCCGGAGCTTGGCAGCAAGCTGCACCTTTTATGGCGGGAAAAGGGCGAGAGCCGCGCGACGGCGGCAAAGCAGTACGCGGCCGAGGCGCTGGCGGACGAAGAGGGCCTGAGCGTGATGGGCGTGGAGCTTGTGGAAAAGAATGGCCTTTTAGAGCTGCGCGTGCTGCTGCGCTATGAGAACGAAACGGGCGAGGCGGTCGTGACGATAGGGGGAGAGTGAAGAATGGAAGAGCTGAACGCGATCTACGAGCGGATGCGCGCGATCTTTGCCGAGGAGGCGGGCTTTGTGCCGAACGACGGCTGCGACGCGATGGTGCGCCTCTATGCGCTGGCGAGCGAGGTACAGTCGCTTCTGGCGCAGGCGGACTGGGTGCTGGATCAGAGCTTTCCGCAGACGGCGGTGGGGCAGTATCTTGATTATCACGCCGAGACGCGGGCGCTGACGCGCCTTCCGGCGGCGAAAGCGGCGGGCGTGCTGCGCTTTTCCGCGCCGTCGGCGGCGGTGACGGATTATGAGATCGACGCGGGAAGTGTGGCGATGACGAGCGGCGGCGTGCACTTTGAGACGACGGAGAAGGCGACGCTTGCAAAGGGCGAAACGTATGTGGATGTGCCGGCGAGCGCCGTGGAGGCGGGGGTGAGCGGCAACGCCATCGCGGGGGCGATCCATCTGATGTCCGTGTATCCGGTGGGCATCACGCAGTGCACAAATCCTGAGGCGTTTTCCGGCGGCAGCGACGAGGAGAGCGACGAAAAGCTGCGCGAGCGCGTACTAGCAAGCTACAAGCGCCTGCCGAACGGCGCGAACGCGGCGTTTTACGAGCAGGAGGCGATGAGCTTTCCGAACGTGGCGGCGGCGAAAGCGGTCGGCCGCGCCCGCGGCATCGGCACGGTGGATGTGTATGTTTCGACGCACGCGGGCGCGCCGGATGAGAAGCTGCTCGGCGAGATCGAGGCGGTCTTGCAGAAAAAGCGCGAGATCGCGGTGGATGTGGAGGTCAAGGCGCCGACAGAGAAGACCGTCAACATGAGCGCGGAACTGACGGCGGAGCAGGGCTGGACGATGCAGGAGATCACCGATGCGGCGACGGCGGCGCTGCAGGCGTACTTCACCGGCGAGCGGCTGGGTGAAGCGGTGTATACGGCGAAGCTCGCGAACATCCTATACGGTGTGGAGGGCGTAAAGAACTGCCATCTGCTCACGCCGAGCGCGGATGTGAGCGTGAGCGCGACGGAGCTGCCGGTGCTCGGCACGGTGACGATCACGGAGATCGGGGCGGGTGAGGCATGACGTATTATGACTATCTCTGCCGCCTTTTGGAGCCGATGCGCGTTTACCGCACCGAGCGCGGCACGCTGAGCGGCGGAGAGCTGTACGCAGCGGGCGCGGCGCTGGATGAAGCGGACGGCGCGATGGAATACGCCGAGCAGGAGAGCGTTTTGCAGACGGCGGAGGACGAGGGGCTTGCACGGCGGGAGAAGCTCTTTTCCCGCTGCCCGGTCAGCGTTTCGACTGCGCTGCGGCGCGAAGCCATCGCGGCGCTCGCGCGCATCAACGCCGACAGCTTCACGTTGGATGCAATCAACTCGACGCTCAGCGGCTGCGGCATCAAGGCGCTGGCGGAGGAGACGGAGAAAAAGGGAACGGTCAAGGTGTGGTTTCCGAACACCGTGGGCGTGCCGGATGAGTTTTCGCAGGTGGAGAGCATCATTCTTGATATTATCCCGTGCCATCTGCTGGTGGAGTTCTACTTCCGGTATCTGACGTGGCTCGAGTGCGAGGCACAGAAATTTACATGGCAGAGCGTGGAGGACGCGCATCACACATGGGAGAGCTTTGAAAAGGCGGTGCCGAAAGAAGAATGACGGAACAGGAGATCTCGGTCAAACTGACGGAGACCGAGCAGCGCGCCAAGTCGAACACGCACCGCATCGAAAAGCTGGAACAGCAGCAGAAGGACCTGAATAAGCTGGTAACGGCAGTGGAGGTGCTCGCCTCGCGCGAAAAGGGCGTGGAGACGGACGTCAAGGAGATCAAGGCGGACGTGAAGACCATCACGCAGAAGGGCGGAAAGCGCTGGGATGCGATGATCGACCGCGTGCTGTACGTGCTCATCGGGGCGGCGATCTCCCTGCTGATGACAGGGGTGAGCTGATGAAAGGGAAAAGAAGGCGCACAAAAAAGAATCGCGTGAGCTTTTCCAAGCTCTTGCTGCTGCTCGAGAGCGGGATCGTGCTTTATACGACGTATGAGGGCTTTGCATTGGCAAAGTTTGCGGTCGCGTCAGGTTTTATGGGTACGCTCCCGTGGATCGCAACGATGGTGACGGCGGCGTGGGGCGCTTACGGGACGAGCGCCGCCTGCTACTACGCCAAAGCTAAGGCGGAAAACACGGCCGGCGGCGTGACGTACGAAACGGTGTGCCGCGGGCCGGATTGCGAGAGGTGAGGGAATGGAACTTCTGAAAAAGAGACTGGCGAACCTTCTGAGCGTGAAGAGTCTGGTGACGATCTGCCTGACGGTCACCTTCTGCGTGCTGACGGTGCAGACAAAGGTGACGCAGGAGTTCAACACGGTGTATCTCATGGTGATCGCGTTCTACTTCGGCACGCAGAACGGCAAGACGCAGGAGGAGAACTGACATGCGCCACAGCCGTGACATTGACGATCTGCGCGCTGACGTAGCGGCAAACTGCCGGACGATGATTGCGCTTGCTGAGCGCGAGGGGCTGCGCGTACTGGTGACGGAAACGGTGCGCGACGGAGCGTATCAGAAAATGCTTGCGGAAAAAGGCTATGCGGCCGCGGGGGCGGTGACACCGTCGTTCCACGCCGAACATGCAGGATTGGCCTTCGACGTTTGCAAAAATGAGGCAGGGCACGCGTACGACGATCCGGCATTTTTTATAAGGGTCGGTGAGATCGGAAAAATGATCGGGTTTTCGTGGGGCGGGGACTGGGGAAAGTTCCCTGATCGACCGCACTTCCAGTGGGACGCAGGCGGGTCGTATACGAGCGCGATGATCCGCGCAAAGCGCTATCCGCCGCCCATGCCGCGCTATGAGGAGGAAGAGATGACGCAACAGCAGTTTGACGCGATGATGGAAAACTACCTGAAAAGACTGGCGCAGCAGACGCCGGCAGGCTGGAGCGCGGAGGCGCGCGCCTGGGCGGAGAAAAACGGCCTGATCGCGGGAGACGAGGCGGGAAACAGGCAGTACCGCAGCTTTTTGACGCGCGAGCAGATGGCGGTGCTGATGCAGCGCTACGACGCGATGCAGCGCAGCAAGTGACGGAGAGACAGGCGAAAGCGCCGGAGGGGAGACCCTCCGGCGCTTTTTTGCGCTGTCATGACAGAAAATTTGCAGGAAATCTTGCAAATAGCATGATTTTCACAAAAAGAGTGTGAAACGTCTCCACGGAAACGACAAAAAGCGACGCTAAAAT